GGATGATTATGATGCTGATTTAGAATTAGAATTATGGTTAGCAGAATTAGATGAATGGGATTGTGATTGGTATGGATATTATTGGGACAAGGCAAATCAATCTTGTGGTACAGAATGGGTTGATAATTCAGCAGCAGAAACATCAACAACAACAAGTGGTGAGATACTTAACTATACAACTGGTGAGATTACACAAACAGTTACTACTACAGATGGACTTACAGGTGCAACATCTTCTGTAACACAAACAGGACGATTTACAACAGGTGGTAATGAACACAATGCTACTGCTTCTACAAGTGGTGACTATACAATATTAGATAGAGATAATGATAATCACAGAGCATATATTAAAGTAGAAACTGCTGAAGATAGTGATATTCAAATTATGCAGGATATGGAAACACAAAATCTTATCATTGACAGTTCCAATTCAACACACCCTACAGTTACCATCATACAAACGGACTAAATAGTATTATGAGACTAACATCCACCTGGGTTGTGGTTGTTACGGTGATTATATTAATTGCTTTGAAAGTTTATAATCCTGCACCATTACAATCCCTACAATTAAAAACATTTGATTACTACCAAACTTTTGGAGACAGATATGATTCCAAGAGTTTAATTCTATTGGACATTTCAGATTTAGCATTAGAGAAGAAAGGTCAGTTTCCTTGGAAGAGAGACCAAATTGGTCGTACAGTTGTCAATGCCTATAAGAATGGTGCTGCTCTAGTAATCTTGCAGTTAGTCTTTACACAAAAGGACAGATTAGGTGGCGATGAAATGTTTATAAAGATGATAACGAAGTATCCTGTTATACTTACAGAAACAAAAGACGCCAAGAATTTATTAAGTATTCAGCGTAAGGCATTAGCAATAGGTGATGTGGAAGTACCCATTGATGTTGATGGTACAATACGAAAATTACCTCTTGACAAATCCATTCCATCTGTTATAATGAAAGTTATTAAGTTTCCTTTACCCAAACAAGATGATATATGGATTGATTTTAGACATAACATACCAAGAGTAGATTATACGGACAAAGATTGGTCATCTATGAAGGGTAAGATTGTATTCATAGGTACAACTTTCAAGGGGTCAACATTTGTATTGACACCCAATGGGTTGAAGAATACACATGAAATAATGGCAGTTAGTACAGAAACTTTACTATCTAGTAAGTATATTAGTAGACCAGATTGGATCAACATACTAGAGTGGTCATTTATCATTGGAAGTAGTATCATATTTTTACTATTAATACCTCGTCTAGGGGTGTTAATGTCATTGGTTCCGTTCATACTATACACCGTTTCAGTTGTTTTGTCAAGCTTTTATCTGTTTAATGAATATCTGCTGTTGACAAACTGGACATATCCTGTTATAATGGGGGTTTTAGTGTGGTCCCATCTCATTTATAACAATTTTAGTAGAGAGAATAGACTTAAGCTACAAATCAAAAAACAGTTTGAACACTACCTATCACCAGCTATGGTAAAGCGTCTCCAGAACCAACCCCACCTGTTAAAATTAGGTGGCGAGACAAAGGAATTGACATTTCTCTTTTCAGACATACGAGGATTCACTCCTATATCAGAAAAGTATAAATCTGATCCACAAGGACTGACCAAAGTTATCAACAACTTTTTAACCCCAATGACTGATATAATATTGAAGAATGGAGGTACAATTGACAAATATATGGGGGATTGTATCATGGCATTCTGGAACGCACCCCTAGACTGTCCTAACCACGCTGAATTAGCGATTAAAAGTGCAATACAAATGGAAGAAAAACTAAATGAGTTGAATAACACTAATGGTTTTGGAGATGAGATTAAACTAAATATAGGTATAGGTATTAATAGTGGGAACGCCGTAGTAGGTAATATGGGAAGTAATCAACGATTTGATTATTCAGTATTGGGTGACGCTGTAAACCTCGCAAGTAGATTAGAGGGTATCAGTAAGAACTATGATACAAGAATTGTTATAGGTGAAGATACATATAAGATTGCACCTCCTTATTATAAATTCCAAAAATTAGATGATGTCCAAGTGAAAGGAAAAGAACAACGAGTTTCCATTTATAGACCTGTATAAAGGAGATAATTCCATGACACTAACTAGGACTGCTTTAATGTTATTAAAGCCATTAAGAAGGGAAACTAAAATGAAAAATTTAAGAAAACAAACTAAAAGACAGACGAGAAAAAATTTGATGACCTTAATGAAAACACCTAGGGTGCAGGTCGCATAATTTCTTAAAATCCTCTAGCAGCTATAGCTACATTCCTCTCATAGTCATAGCTACATTTTTTTGTGTTATATCAGGTGGGGTAGTACCTTTTTGAGTTGAATAGCTGCTGCTAGTGCTAGTCGTTGATACAGTTTTTGGTGCATTGTCAACAGTAACAATATTAGTAGTACCAGTTTTACCATTTTGACTTAATTCAGCTAATTGTGCTTCTAATTCTATTAATCTTTCATCACGCTCATATCGCCATCCAACCACACCACCTTTTGTATCACCACCAGCTATTTGTTCTTTTTCATGTGCTATTTGGTCTTGAATTTCTTGGGCTAAATTATCTTCTTTTTTACCAAACATCCATTTGAATAATTTAGTAGGCATGATACCTTTTATCATACCCATAAAGTCAAAGTCAAATATTTTCATAATGAAATCAAATATACCTTTAAAAGGTTTGGCTATAATTCCTAGTAACCAACTAGCACCTTCTTGTAACATACCTAAATCTGACATAAATTTTTCTTTCATGTCTTCCCAACTAGGAAATAATCCTTTAATCCATGTCATAACACCTTTGATTGGCTTCATAATTATTCCCTTTAACCAATCGCCAGCTTCACCAACAAAACCTATCCCATCCTTAACAAGTTGACTAATATCGTCCCAACTAGGAAATAAACTTTTAATCCAATCAAAAGCACCTTTGAGTGGTCCTGTTATAAGTAGATACAACCATCCTGCAGGTGTACCAAATGTCACTAAAGTTAATATTCCTGCTTTGACAGTTTCCCAATCAGGAAATATTTCTTTAATCCATGTCATAGCACCTTTGAGTGGTCCTGTTATCAACATATACAACCATCCTGCAGGCGTACCAAATTTTAATACTGCAAGTATTCCTGTTTTAACAGTTTCCCAACTAGGAAATATTTCTTTAATCCAACCTATAGCACCTTCAACAACTCCCCATAATATATCAATTAATCCACCTTCTCCCATCAATCCTGTCCATAATTTTGTTAATGCTTTTTTTGGATCTGTAAATAATTCTTTAATCCATTCAACTGTTTTTTTAATAATACCAAAATAAAAGTCTATAATTTTTGTAATTTCTTCAACGAAACTAAATTTTTTTAATGCTTCTTCAGCACCTGTGAATCCCATTTTACCAAGTAACCAACCAAGAGCAGATTTAAGGAAGTCTAAAGGGATACCAACAAGACTGTTAACTAGTCCTTTTATACCACCACCAATTGCGTCAATTATTTTACCAGTCCAAGTGGATTCTGTACTTTCTGTATAACCGTCAAATGCACCCTTTATAGTGTCCCATATAGCTATGATTATTGTAAGAGGTAAGAATAGTTTGCCTAACATCTTGAACAAACCACCACCAGTTGCAAAGAATTTTGTAACACTTGATACTATTGGTAATTTTGCTAGTGTTCCAGCAAATGCTGTAATAGGTCTGAATATGTTTCTTAACTTTCCTAACAATGATTTGATACCTATTCCACCTTTTGATCCTGGAACTCCTCCACCAGCACCAAACATTTTTGATACAGCTCTCACACCGTCATCAATATATGTCCCTATTTTAGTAGCAAATTTAGTTATAGGTTCTAATAATCTTTTATATGCAGCTGCAAGAGTAACTCCTACCATAGGTAGACCTTTTATATCTTCTTTTACAGCGTCCCAAAACGACCCTAAAGTTTCAAATACAGTTTTGACACCATTAAAAAATCCCATAACACCTTCACGGAATTTTGGATTCTGTAAGAGTTTAAGGACAATTAAAACACCACCTAAAAACAATGTAGTCATACCTAAAAACTTTTTGATACCATCAAATGTTTTAGAACCCATCTCTTTTGCCATAGCATCCAATGGGGTACCTTTATCAAGTAGTTTCAGTCTATCTTGTTCATTGGCAGTTTTCTTATCAAATATAGCTCTATCTTTTTCTAATTTGGTTTGTGCTTCTAACCAATGAGTATTCTTCTTAGCGTCAATACCAGCTTCACCTAGTTTATCTGCTATTTCATTTTGTTTAGCCTGAGCATCATCCAACGCTTTTTTGGTTTCACGCTGTACTTTTAATTGCTCTTCTGATATTCCAGCAACCTTTAACAATACTTTATCTAATTCTTCAGCCATTTTTTATTATGTCTCCAAACTATATTTAGTAGTAATAACATATTTTCTTTGAGGATTGACCATAACATTAAATTTATCCATTAATTTTCTATTAAATAAAATAGGACTTCTTTCTTCCCTATTATCTAACATAAATTCTACATCTTTATATGTTGTTCCTGCAAATTCCATATCCAATTTAATCACATACCTATCTTCATCATAATTATTTAATCCACCTACATCAACTTTAACTTTTTTAAGAATATCACTTGTTATGGTTTTATTAAATAACCCCCAAGTAATCTTATTACCATTAATTTTAAATTTATCTGTATGAATAGTAGGTCTTTTTGTTCCATTGCCTGTATCAAACTTTGCAACAACTTCACCAAATGGATGAATATTTACAACTTCTAAAAATCCACATTGAGTAGGTACTTTAATTCTTGTATCTAAATTTGTAAAATGGTCAATAACTGTTTTTACTATATTTTTTTCAGTTGCCTCCTCAACACCCATAGTCCCTGGTGAATGATTTACCTCTAAAATATATGGTGGTTGTGTTTCTCTATTTTTTGATGGAATAAAATCAACAGCTGTCCATATTCCATTAACTGCCTTTGAAGCTAATAAACATTCTTCTATTTCTAATTCCGTAAGTTGAAAATCACTTACCTTACTACCTTGGGATACATTACTTCTAAAATCACCTTCAATAACATCTCTTTTCATAGAAGCAATTACAACACCACCCAATACTATAACCCTAACATCATAATCTGTTTTTAAATATTCTTGAATAAGTAAATCTACATTTTCATCTTGATTGTAAAGTAATTGTATAAGGGATTCATAAGACCTTTTGGATTCTACAAATAACACACCAACACCTTTTGAACCTTGTAAGGTTTTCATAACAAGTGGAAACTTATTACCTATTTTTTGTAAAGGAATATCTAAAACTTCCTTATTTGGAATCAATGCTGTTAGTGGTTGTGTCAAACCATAATCTTGTAATCTTAAATATGTTCTATATTTGTCAGAACACATACTAATTGTTTCACGGCTATTAACTACACATATACCAATTTTTTCTAATTGAGTAAGAAGGTCTAAATAACTTTCTTTAAATCTAACAGAACCTCTAATAATAGCAACAGTATCAGCAACATCTAATAAAAATCCCTTTTCATCATCTTGGTTGTGTATTCTTGCCACACCATCTTTAATTGAAATATAAGCACCATTAATTTTAGCAACATAACATTCATATCCTAATTTTTTACACTCATCAGAAATCCTTTGTGCTGTATGAAAAAGTTTATTATCGTTCCTGGTTTCTGCCGAAACTATTAGGATACGATATTTCTCCTTTTTTTCTTCTGTTATAAAATCTCTAAACTTTTGTGTTTGCATTTGTTACTTTATTATTTCTTTTTACCGTTCATATATGCTGTGAAACCCATATAAGCACCTACAACAGACGCTTGACCTATGTAAAACAGTCCAAGTAAATCTGCTAATGCTGATACTCTACTGTCTGGTATAATAGGTAAGAATAAAAAGATGGTGAATCCTAACATAGAACCCATAGCAATCCACGCCATACTCTTTTGTGTATTCGCTTTTTCTTCTATCCTTTCAATCTCTTGCATTTTCTGTTCCATCGCAATCTCTTGGTCAGTAACTATACCATCACCATCCTTATCAAATTGAGAATACTTTGATGTTGCTTCTAACTGTTTCTTTTTTTTCTTAGCCATTTTACTTCCTTTGCGCCTCTTTCATTCTTCTGTTTTCTTCTTTTATATGTTCATTCAATAAAGTAAGATATATTTCACGCTCATATGGTAACATGTTTTCAATTTCAGTTAGCGACCAATGGTGCAACTGTATCATCTTAAAATTCAAATCATAATATGTTTCCAAATTGATATGAGAGAGGCATATTAAAAAAAACTTTGCATACCTTCTAATACGACCTTACCCTTTTTCTTTGTTTTAGGGTGTGTTATGTTGGCAACATGTTTTAATTTAGGCATAGTTGTAAAAAAGTCTTGTACTTTAAGAAACTGTGCCTGTGTCAAATTTTCAACAAATTCAACTATTTCTTTTTTAGATAAATCAGTTGATTCAAATGTCTCCACTCCATCAATTATTTGGTGGACACAATCGCTCATAAGTGATACAGCATCCTCTGCCGTAGCAGTTTTGATATTTTTACCTACAAAACTTTTTAATGTAGGGTATTTCATAACAAGACTTACCTCATCCGTTAAGGTAACCTTGTTGGTGTGTTTATCATCAACCTCAACCTCAATTTTTGTCAAGTCAACTGTATGAGGTACTTTTATTTCTTCATCACCAGGGAAAGGTAAGTTTAACTTAATTTTCTCTCCAACAGATTTTGCTCTTATCTTCATAAAAATATACTCTACATCAAACGAGGGTAAATTGTTAATGTTAATCTTTTCAAATGTACAGTTTGAAATAATATCCTTTAAAGCGTCTATCATTTCATTGTCTCCACCTTCTTGTGCTTGTAGAAGAATTTTTTCTTCCTTCACTAAAAAAGGTCTAAACTTAATCTTTTCCTCTGTGCTTGGTATTTCAAGCTCAAATTTTTGTGTGTTTAATTTTGGCAAAGCCATAATTTAATCTCCTTATATAATATTAAAAAGTAAGTGGTGGGAATATTTTACCCCCAAACACTTTACCAATTGGGATAGAGCGTTTCAATCCATTCAATACATCTCTACCTGTTCGTCTTAATTCTGGTGGTAATCCTGATAAAAATCCACCACCTGGTTTCACTTCACCTGATGATAGACCGCCAACTTTTCCTGTGCTGTCTATATCTAGGTCAAAATTCAACCAATCTCTATATGAGAAGGTTACTGTTACCGCAACATGACCAGTACCTCCGGACTCATAACTTATTTCACCTATTGATGATGGGAATGCTTCTCTCATTCTGATACCATATGTTGCTCTATCTCTATCATTTTCCGTTTGATATGAACCTAATTGAAATACATCTATGGGTGCTGTGTATTCTTTATAGTAATTCCACAAACCCTTTTGATTGTCATATATAAGTGCTTGCCATTCTTCAAAGAATGACCTTAATCTTAAAAATTTATCACCAATAAAAGTTGCAGTAACATCACCATATTGTACCTGTGTAGGATACTTATAAGGTGCTCCTGCAATACGATATGGACTTGTATTAAAGGTTCTACTTGGCATAGTGATACCAGTACACATCAAGGCAACCTGTTTTGCCATATCCGCATTGACTACATTAGCACTTGCTCCTGTATTTGCTTGTTCAAAATTACCACCTTGTCTTGTATCTTTTCCTAAGAATTGGTCTAACTTTACAGGTAATGTAATGTTAACTAGAAATCTTGTATTACGAGCAACACCTTCACCAGTTGATAACGCTGCTCTGAAACGATTAATAGTTGTTTCAGGATTTGCTCTTTGTTTTATTCTAGGATCACCAGGTATATTATCATATTCTTTACCTCTTGATAAACCTAATCTTATGTCAAAAGGTCCTACTCTTTTTCCTAATCTAAAAATTGCCATTAAATCATTCTCCTACTATCTGACCATACTCTAGTAACAGGTGCTTTCTTAAAGTTTTGAACTGGCATGAACATTGCTGGTGCATAATCTTCCTCATCTAAACGAAGAAAACCTGATACTAATTGACTTCTTAAATAATGATGTAGTGTTGGTTTAACATACTTTAAATTTTTCAACGACCTATAATTACCTCTAAATCTTTTATTATCTAACAATTCAAATAGTTTCATTCTCATGGGTACAGGTAGATAATGAAAGTTGATACCTAGAAACCCACCAGGTGCTGAATCAATGGGCAACACTAATGGAAATATATCGTAGTAAGGTAACACACCTTTGAGTTTAGGGTTGTAACGAAAGAAATTCAATCCTCTTAACTGTGGTGATTTAAACATCTTACCACTTCTCATTAATTTTGCAGACGATATTCTATTAGATAAGTCTGTTATCTTTTTCTTGTACCAATTCAAAGAACGGTCTCTACTGCCTGCTTCCTTACGGATGATATCAAATATTGATTTAGTTGCCATGTTACTATTTATGTCTAAATAGTTGAATGGCTAAGAAGAAAATAGGTAAGTATAAACATAGGATGCCTGTAACAAGTAAGTATAGACCTGTCAACAAAAGTAAGTATAAAGGTGACTATACTAACATTATATTTAGAAGTAGTTGGGAGAAGATAGTATTTAAATATTGTGACCTCAATCCAGCAGTAATGCAATGGTCAAGTGAGGAGTTTTTTGTACCTTACAAGAGTCCATTTGATGGTAAGTTTCATAGATACTTTCCAGATATATGGTTGAAATATAAGAACAAAGATGGTATTATAACACAATCTCTATTAGAAATCAAGCCTAAAAAGTATACACAAGCACCACGAAAACCTAAACGAGTTACAAAAGACTGGAAATACACTACAGAACAGTATATTATCAATAAAGCGAAGTGGGACGCTACTGAAATATACTGTAAGAAGAAAGGTTATAAATTTTCAGTAATAACGGAGGATGTTTTAAAACATTGGTCAACAATCCCACCCCTTAACAGATAAATAGTAATATGGGAAGTTTATCACAAAAATTAAGAAGTCAAATATTTGGCGGCGTATTGGGTGGTTCATCACAATCAACAGCAAGTGCAGGTGTAGACCTTAGCCGTAAAACACGAAGTAATACCTCAACAGCACATTTAGATGGAATGGAGAGGAACAAATACTCATTTGGAACAGTACAGTATCCAGAAGATTTAGGTACAAACGAATTTGGTCATTACATGATGTTTTACATTTACCAGGTGAAATCATCACGCTATGAAGGACCACAAACAACAGGAAGCAACAAAAAGCGTGGTAGAGGTGCAAATTACAAAAAACATAAAAAAGCAGAAGGTATAACCTCATCTGCTCAAGCAGGTTATCCTGTAAAGGTACCTGAAGAACTACATGCAAATGATGAAATTAGTATAAGTGGCGAACTAAAGAGAAGTGGTAGACTAAAGCGTACAAGTGATGTTATATCTCTATACATGCCACC